AAATCCACGCCCAGCCAATCGGCGGCCGATGCGTAAACGTCTTTGATCTTCGTTTCCGTCAAAATGGATTTGCTTATTTGAACCGTAGATCCGTAAATCCCGCTCAATGCCGTACATTCGAGCCAGATGTCCGGCGGTTGCGTCGGAATGGCTTCAAACAGCTCACCGTCAAACATTAGGTTGGTTTGTGTATCAGCGTGTCCGGCAAACATCCGAATCCGGTGATGCTGATTGAGCGCGGCGTGTCGGGTTGCGAAGGTTGTCAGGTATTCAATATCAGGCCGCGTAAGGTTGCAAAGTGATATTTTCGCCTCACACAAAACGGCGGACATTGGCATTTCAATATCAAATTTGATGTCAATATCCTGAATGCGCTTGGCGTTGGTTTTTACGTCCACGCCGAAAATAGAAGTCGTTCTCTGCGGGACTGAAAACTCAACATAGCATGTGCGGTTAAATGACATACGCCGCAAGCTCCTCATCAGTCAGCCACAAAAGAACGTGCTGTGAGTTGAATTTTTCCCAGTCCGGATATTCATCGTCGGGGCAGTACCAGAAAAAGTTTCCGCCTTTTGTCAAATAGGGATACGGGATTACAACGGTGTTAGGCACGGCGCGAACCGACGCGCACAAAAGAACGTCATCCGCATAAACCGTCATGTACAGCATCCCGTCAAACAGCTTCGTTTCAAGGCCGTATCCTACGCCCAAAATATCGACTGAAAGCTTCTGATTCGGGGTCTGATTTAGTTGGATGCTTAACATTGCTTAAACTCCATATCCGGGATTACTTGGCGGCTGGATCTTGAATGAAACGCCGGAAACCGTATTTTGTGACGAATTGTTTATGATGGGACTGTATTTTATTTCTTCAGCCAGTTTTTTACCGGCGTCAACAGTGCTTGCATAGTCCGGTTTCTCAACTTTCGCAAGCGGCATTTTAACATAAAGAAATTTGCGAAACAAAATGCTTCGG